CAAACTTATGTGTATAATTACCACCAGTTTGAACAAGTGCTCTTTGAACTCCATTACTTGATGCAGATACAAATGTATGTGAGTAATTACCACCTGTTGTAATTGCGTCAGCAGTAGCAGAAACAAATATATGATTAGATGTATTTGTAGAAGGTGTGCTTGCTAAAGTCTGAACAGTAATTGTGTCATCAGTGACATCAGTGATTGTGACTGCAGTGTTATAGTTAGGATCAGTAGTTCTAGGATATGAATGGTCTGTAGCATAATCATCTTGAGCACATCTGAATGTTATTGAGTTTGTAGCAATCTTAACTGCAGTTCCTCTTCTTAAATTATGACGACCTATTGTAAGTGTCATGAATCCAGTTGTAGGATTATAATCAGCATGTGTAGGTGTGAACTTTCTTAATGGAGATTTACCAACGTTGATACTTAGTTTGTTATAATCAACATTGAATACTTCCATCCACTTACCACTGATAGGATCAGTAGAACGAGGATATGCTTTATTAGAACTATTACCATCCATTGAGCAACTAAATGTCACTGCACCATCTGCCAATTTAATTCTTTCGTACTCTTTAATTTGATGTCCATGCTGTACAGCATTAGTCGATGCAGAAACAAATGTATGAGCAGATAGATCTGATATTGGAGTTCCGTCTCCATTTACATTGACTGTAATTGTAGTTGCAGTTTCATCAGTGACTGTTAGATCATAATTATACGCATAGTCATTACTACTTGCTCTTGGATATGTCTTCTGAGCAGTATTACCATCTAATGTGCATGTAAATGTAATTGAGTTAGGTTGAATTCTGACTGTATCACCAACTTTTAAAGTATGTGATCCAATAGTCAATACCATATCACCTGTAGTAGGATTGTAAGTAGCGTTAGTTGGAGTAAAGTTAGTGGTTGGAAATGTCAATTCCATGACACCAGTTGTTGCATCATAAGTTGCACCATTAGGTGTGTACTGATGACTTACAACTCCAGATAATGTATGAGTTGTTGTGTTGGAAGGTGTGTATCCATTAAGGACATTTATAGTGACAGAATTACTTGTAACAGCATCAATAGGAATTGCCTCAGCGACTGCAGGATCACCTTCTATAATTCCACCCTTAGTAGCAGATACAAATGTGTGAGTTGTTGTATTTGTAGAAGGAATCTTATCAAGTACTTGAACTGTAAATGTGGTTGTAGTTGGAATAGTTTCTACAAATAACCATCTATTACTTGCATAATCTGTAGATCTTGGATATGGGTGAAGTGTAGCATTATCATCTTCATTACATGTAAATGTGAGAGATAGATCTTGGAACATAATTGGAGTTCCTACTCTAAATCCATGAGCAGCAGCAGTTGTGACTGTCATTATGCCAGTTACAGGATTGTAAGATGTACCAGTTGTAGCAGTATGTCTATCTTGTTCAGATCTAGGATATAAATGTTCTGTAGCATTACTATCTTGTGTACATGTAAAGACTAGAGAATTAGGTGCTAACTTAATAGTTGAGTTTGCTTTACTTACACCACCAGATGTTGCACTTACAAATGTATGAGCAGTGACGTTAGTAGAAGGAATATTATCTAAAACCTGTACATCAAATGTGTCTGTTGTGACGTTGAAAATAGGAATCCACTTATTACTTACAGCGTCAGTAGATCTTGGGTAGTCATGGTTTGAAGCATTACCATCTTGTGCACAAGTAAATCTTAATGAGTTATCTGCAATCTTAACTTTCTCACCATTAGAGAAGTTATGACCTGCAATAGTCAATGTCATGATACCTGTTGAAGGCACATAAACTGCATTTGTGACTGTATGAGTTGTTGGAGCTGGAAGACTATGATTTCCAATAGTTAACACAAGTGCACCTGTGGTAGCATTATATGATCCTTGTCCAGTAGGTATATAAGCAACTGTTGGTGATTTACCAATATTAACTGTGATTGTATTGTTTCTCTTAACAATACTATGCTCAAGAGCAGATACAAATGTATGAACATATTGATCTGCAACAGCACCAATACCTACATTAACTTTTATTGTATTATCTGTTTTTTCTTCAATTCTTAACCATCTTTGTGCAGCAGGATCAGTCGCTCTAGGATAAGAGTGAGTAGTCTTATTACCATCTTTAGTGCATGCAAATGTTAGAGAATTTAATTCAATTCTAATCTCATCATCTGTTGTCAATCCATGATTAGCAATGGTGATGATCATGTCACCTGTTGTTGCGTCATAAATTGCATTTGTTGCAGTTAAAGTTGTACCGTTAGTCCAGATTGGAAGTGATGTATTATATCCAGGATCATCAGTTCTTGGATAAGAGTGTATAGTTTTAAAGTTATCTTGTGAACATGTAAATGATACTGCATCTTTGGAAAGTCTGAGTGTTTCTCCAGAACGAACCATAGAGTTAGGTAGTGCATACTGGAATGTATGAGTTGTAGTATTACTTGAAACACCTACGTTTACATCAAATGTATTTGTAGTGACATTGCTTATTGCTAACCACTTGTTGTAGTAAGGATCTGTAAGTCTAGGATATGGGTGATCTGTAGCATTACTATCTTGTGCACAAGTAAAGACTAATGAATATGGATCAAACATTACTCTATCACCAACATAGAATCCATGATTAGCAATAGTAATTGTCATTGCTCCTGTTGATGGATTATAAGCAGCTCCTTCTGGGGTGTATTTCCAAGCAGTTCTTAAATCATTATCACCAATATCCATAGTCATGAATCCAGTCTGACCATTGTAAGTGGCATCAAGAACTGTGTAATTTACAGTTGGTGATTTACCAACATTGATGCTAAAGTTATTAGCATCAACTCTGGTGACTTCCATCCAACCCTGTGCAGCTGGATCATCAGGACGAGGATAAGATTGTGATACTGTATTACCATCTGATGTACATGTCATGGTAATAGAGTTTGGTTTCAACTTAATTCTATCACCAGTCTGAAGATTATGACCATTAGATGTAATTCCTAAAACACCAGTGGTAGCAGTGTATGTTGCATTACTTGCAGTTATTTCACGAGGTGAAAGTAATCCATGATTGTTGCTAGTAAGAACCATATCACCAGTAGCAGGATTATATGTTGCACCTGTAGGAGTAAAGTTAACAGCAGATGGGTAATCAGAATCTTTTAGAGTTCCATCATATATCTGTGTAAATGAATGACTTGTATCTTGAATATCCCAAGGAACGTTATTAATAACAAACTTAGATATTTTCTCTACAATTTCAGTTGCATATATCTCTTGTGGAACATCACCTTCTATAGTTCCAGTTTGTATAGAAACTGGATTTGTTGTTCTGTTAACAAAAGATGCTGCTGTATTCCAAATATGACTATTACTACCATTACGAAGATCATCTACTAATGCTTGTATAAGTGTTTCAAGTCTTGCTAATTGAACACCATCTCCACCTTTAACAGTATGTGCAGGGAATACCTGCTTCATAATATAAAGTGTTTCTGCTTTTATAAGTTCTTTGTTTATTAGAATATGATCTGCAGCGTTCAAGTATCTGTGTGTTCTACCAACGAATCCAGCTGGTGCACCAGTTGTACGAGATGTTGCTAATATAGAATCATTATTAAATTCATCTCCAATAGCAGGAGTGACAAATCCAGACCAATCTTCTGTATATGTTTGACCGTTAGATCCATCAAAGTGAACTAATAATTTAGCATTTGTATCACCTTGGAAGATACCTGTAGGTGTAGTAAATGGTCCTGTATATCTGTTGCTATTAGATGCTCTAAATTCATCAATATATCCTGTAAATCCATTGGCACCATTATAGTCCATACCAATTCTAATTGGTTTAGCAGCAAAGTTGCTACTATCAGTTCCAGTTCCTGCTTCAACACCATTTACATATATCTTAGTTGTTGTAGAAGATCTAACAATTGCTATATGATACCATGTAGCATTATTAAGAGTAGTAGCACCAGATGTGACAAGATCTGATCCATTTACATTATAACGAATCTGAGCAGCTTCTAGATAGATTCTTGCAGCAACCTCAGTTGCATTTTCTCTTTGATCAACCAAGGTTGTAGTTCCAGTGATTGATGAAGAATCAGGATTGACCCAGAATTCTATAGTAAATGCACCAGTGCCCCAACCAAACTCAGTGCTAGAAGCAATGTTTACATAATCTCCTGTACCATCTAATAATAATGATGATCCACCATACTTAAATGAAGCAGTAGAGAGTTGTGCATTACCTGCAAATGTAATAGCATGTACATCTAAACCATTATATTGACATCTACCAATCTTACCAAGATAAACAGTCTTTCTTGCTTGACTGTATCCAACAACTTCTGCTTTAGTTCCCTCTCCTTCTGCTAGAGAACCAATTCTAATATTTTGACCTGCTACAAAGAATCCATTTCCTTTTTGATTTGTAAATGTTAATTTACGTATCTTAGCATCCTCTGCTGCATTAAAATCTCCATTAGAATTACCGTAATCTATTTTGTAATTTCTAATATCCTCTCCTTCTGTTATTGCACCACTAGCATTATCATAAGGAATTATGTAGTTATTGATTTGTTCAGTGGAAGGGAAGTTTTCATTGAATGGTGTATTATTGTCTGTAAAGTCAACAATATTAACTTGAGAATTAGCAATGTTATCAAGAACAACGTTTGGATATGTCTGTGATGTAATTCTGTTGAATAGTAAACCAAAGAATGATGATCCTGGTGATATATTAACTTGACCAATAAACTCATTAGTTGTAGGATCTTGATATACACTTGATGCAGTGACCTGTGCTACAACACCTGATTGTGCAGCAATAATATAGTCATTAAGTTGAATATCAAATAGACCAGGTGTAGACTGGTATGTACCTGCTGTCTTACTTAGAGTTAATTGATTTGTGACTGATATATCAGTACCATATACAGGAACATCTTCTTGATGTGAAACTGCAGTAGTACCATTTTGTGCTCTTACTACAGTTAATGTTGTAGAATTGCTATTCTGTGTTATGACATCTACTCTTACAATTTCAGATCCAAACTGATAGTTCTTACCTGCTGTAAATGTTCCAGCTGGGACAACTTCATCAGCAGCAGTGTTATCAGTTCTATATGCTACTACTTCTATAGAAGTTGTAGATAAACCAACAGTATAACGAAGTTGAGCAAGAGGTGTTTCTTGACCTGTCTGTAAGTTAACTTGTTCAACTTTTGCAGTGTCTCCCTCAAAGTTAGAAACTTGCTCACCAAATATGAATAATCCACCACTAGCAACAGTACCATTTACAGAATATACATTACCAGAGAATGCTCCTCCTCCTGCCAATGTTCCAGTAATAGTTTCATTTGTTTGGAATGTGCTTAGAGTAATAGTTCCAGTTACAGTAGTACCAACCACTCCAGTTACTATCATAGTAGAACCAGATGTTTGACCTGTTAAAACAGTACCTGCTGTGATATCTGCATTGTCTGGGAAGTTGCCAGTTGTTACTTGATCAATTACTATAGATACACTTCTTGTTGCAATATTAGCAGAGAATCCAGTAGCACTAACAGTTACTAACTCACCACCACCTCCACCTGCAGTAGGTAGAATAAATGTTCCTTGAGTTATAAATCCAGTAACAGTATTACCAGTGACTTTGGTGACTGTTAGACGAGCATTAGATGAAGTACCTACAACAGTATTACCAACGCCAGGGAAAATACCACTAATATTACTAAAGTTAAGATCTACTGTCTGTATAAGGTTTATAGTTACATTTACATATTTTACACTAGCAGGAGGTTGTGGTGGTTCAACAAATACAATAGAGTCCTGTTGAATACTAAATGCAGTACCAGGTGTTTGTACAATACCATTTAAAACAATCATTAACTGGTTTGCATTAGCAACAATATTAGTCTGATTAACTTGTAGTGGGAATGAAGTTCTTTCACCGTCAAATAGAGTTGATATATCATCAATTCTTTGTACAACAGATGTTAGAATATTCTCAGAAGAAGTTAATCGTTTCTGTCTGAACAATACTTCAGTATTATTAAACTCTGTGTATATTGGTTCAACAAGAGCAAAGTTTTGAATGTTAGGAACGATTGCTTCTTGTGCTAATTCAACAGACTTGGTTAGAGAGAAGAATGTTTCTTTATTAGGAATAAATCCATACTCATTTAAGTTAAGTTCACCAAATACTTTGAATGATGCAGGGTGAACGTTCTTAATAAGAATCTCTTTCCACTCACTAATAGATGTAGATGATTTAACAGCATATGAGAAATCTTGATAGTAGTAAGAGTCTTGAATCTTTTGAATAATCTCAGATGGTTTACCAACGTCATCAATAAACTGACCAGTAGTTCTAGTGATAGAACCAATCTCAAGAACACCACGAGCAATTTTAAGATCAGTAATAATACCAGAAGATTTAGATATAACACCAGTAATTCTTTGATTCTCTGAAAACTCTCCAGTGTAATCAACAATCTTAAGTACTCTAGGTCCTACCTGCCAACCTGCGTTAGTAGATACAAATCCTTGAGCAGTTGCAGTAGCAAGTGAATCACCTTGGTATACAAGTTCTCCTTCTAAGAATGTTGATGTGATAACGTTTGCTTCAGCAGAACCACCGAATGATTCAGTCAATACTTGTTGACGACCTGTACCTGCGTTTGAGAACGCTAAAGCATCACCGAGTTCAGCGTTAGCAGGAGTAATAGCAAGTTTTAATTGATCTTCTTCTAGAGAGTTTGCAGTACCAGATATAGCATAGTAAGTTGTAGTACTATTCAATCTACCCACAGCACCAGATGCAAGAGGAAACTCAGCACCATCACCAGTGTCAACAACATTTAATGTGACTGCAGCACCATTTGCAATACCATGTGGGAAAGCGAATTGTAGTAATCCTAAGTCAAGGTTTACAACATAGTTGAATGAAGATCTTAGTGCAACGGTTGGAGTTGAAGAATATCCTGCACCAGGATCTTTAACAATAATAACATCTAATCTACCATTCTTAATTGTTGCTTCAGCAATAGCACCAGATCCTCCACCACCAGTGATAACAACAGCAGGTGCCTGTGAATATCCAGTACCTGGATCTGTAATGGTAATACTATCAAGTATACTTGTAGAAGTAAGCTGTGCGTTTATTGGGAAGGATATTTCAGGGCGTAATGTATAGTCATGTGGATAATCATAACCAAAGTTATTGTTCTTAAGTTTCTTAATCTTACCAACGTTAGTTCCAGAAGTAAAGATAGATGCTCCTGTACCTACAGATGGTATGACAACTACTAACTCAGCACCAGATCCAGTTAATCCAGTTCCAAGTATGCCAGGTATAGCGTTAATATCAATAGTTGCAGTAGTATAATTTTTACCTGGTGATGTAACAACTACATTACTGATTTGACCAGGAATTGTTGATCCTTCTGCATCAGTACCATCAGCAACCGTAATTTGTACAAATCCACCTTCACCATCACCACCGATAGGAACGCCACTATAAGTTCCAACTGCATATTCAGTACCTGGTGAATTGATCTGTACTCTTTCAATTTGTCTACTAGATGTAATACCACTAACAATAGGCAACTTAGTGTAGAAACCACCAGGATTGACAATACGAATAGCACCAATAGAACCAACCGCTTTAGTAGAACTTGTCATATAAGATGCTTGAGATATAGTCGCAGCTGCTTCAGGTTCATTAGCAAGTGGGAACTTAAGTATATCAGCACCTTTAGTAATAGTAGCACCTGCAACAGAACTAATCTCAAATGTTCCGTTATATGGAGAATCTACAACATCAAGATAACTACCAGGTACCACTGGGCTGTTATCACCAGTTCTTGATGGATCGAAGTAATATGATATATTTGTTACTATGTCTCTATCAACTTTAAGCTTTACTGTAGGAGTTGGTTGTCCACCACCAGTGACACCAGGTATACCTACTCTTTCTATAGAGTTAAATGAGTATTCAAGTTTGTATAAATTATCTTTTGCAAATGATAAGTTTCCACCCGCCATAGATGAATGACTAAGATCAAACAGATACTGATGACCATAGTACATTTTTAATGTTGGTGATTTAACAAAAATACTTACATCAGATGCATTTGTAGCAGGAGCAGTAAGAGCTACCTGATCTAGTTTATATGTAAATTCTAAAGGACTAACGACTTTCTCTACAGCGAATGCACCATCATACTCATCATATGAGGTAGCCCCTATAGTTTGTGTTGGGTTTCCATCAACGTAAACCATATCACCTTTAGATAGGTAATGGCTTGTATTTGTAATAACATACACTTCATCGCTATTTGCTACAGCAGTTGCTTGAAGAATCTTAGTTAGATTAGCAACTAGAGTAATTTTAAGAACACCTGTTAATCCAGATATTGTTGCTTGAGAGTAATCAGAGTTCCATGTAATTGCACCAGAACCTATAGTGACTACAGATCCAACAATATATGCAGATGATCCAGAAACTTGATCTATTCTTACAGAGTAATCTTCATCAGCATATGGTTTGAATGTTGCAAATGAGTCTAGATTACCTGTAGTAGAGTTAATAGTAAACTTAGCATCTCCATTACCACCAGTAATTACTACTTCATCTCCAACTTTATATCCTGATCCTGCAGCTCCACCAGAATCTATAGAAACACTTTGAATAACACCACCAGATGCAGTATAGTCAACTAATAATCCAGATGCTTCACCATTGGTTGTAGTTGTTGCAACACTATCACCTGTATTAGGGTATCCTGTACCTGCTGCACTTAAAGCAATAGTTGCAGGTATATCTGCAACAGTACCATCTAAATCAAAACCGTCTAGGTTAATAATAAATGTACCAGGTGTTTGATTATTAATCTCTGCAAAAGTATAATTTTGTATTTCATTTATATCGTTAGGTATCGCACCAGTAATACCATAATTACTCTGCTCATTAAATTGTTCAGTAGATAATTGACCAGTGTTTAGATCATTACTCCAAGGATTATTATTAACTGCTAGGTAAACCTTATTATTCTCGACATCTGTTCTAATAATATAACCACTATTAACAAATTGACCAGAATCATTCCTTAATACTAATTTAGAACCAACAGCAAAGTTAAATGACTGGTTGATAGTTAGTTCCTGTACGTTATCAAGTTTAATTGTAGGTGTAACTTTGAAGTAATATCTATCTTTAACAACTGCAGTGACTTTTAGTTTTTGTGAACCTGGTGAAGGAACAGTAGCAGTTCTAGAACTCCAAACGTCTTGAACATGAGTTATTGTCTCAGTGTCCTCAGTCATAGTTGTGGTGCTATCATCAAAGTCTAATGACTGATAACCTGCATCTCCAAGAGGGAAACCATTTACGTTGATTGTAAGAGGAGAACCAATAACAGGAGTTACAGCAGTTCTTGTAAAACTTATACCAGTTGTAGGTTTCTTACCTTGATCTCCTAATCTTGCTGCATCTGCATTCTTATCAACTTTAACACCATATCCTGCATATTCGATGTAATCATAACGACTCATTGCATCAGCAAACCAAGCATCATCAACCCAATCAAATGTAAGACCGTATGCACCTGCACTAGGTAATGCAATGATATCACTAGGAACTGTTGGTGTGACTGCTCTATTTCTAAATCTTAAATGATCAATATGATACTGACCCTGCTCATTAGATCTAAACTGACCTAGTGTACCATTTGCACCAGGTATATTACCAAAGTATAAATCTTTAGCACCTAGTGAAGTTCCTGATATAGTACCAGTAAGAACCTCAATTCCGTTTACATATGCCTTAAATGTATCACCACTCTTAGTGACTGCAATTGCTTGCCATGTATTATCAGCATATAAGTTTGTTTGTGATGATGTTAAAGAACTACCTGCAGAGTTAATACTTGTGGTACTATTAGTAATAGTCATGGTCAAAGGACCACTCGGACCTGCAGAACTCTGATCATAGTATAAATGTAGTCCACCAGTGGATACTGTAGCATCACCTATAGCAAAAAGTGTCTCTTTAGGCTGGGAAAATACATTACTGTTTGTTGCATCCTTGAATATAAAGAATTCGATAGTCCAATCACCTGCAAGTTTCTGTCCTAAATCTGCAGCTGCAAATTTAATATTAGTATTAGTCCAAACACTTGGTGCTGCTGTTGTTGCACCTAATATCTTACCCCATCCACCAGAGGTATCATAACTAAATGAATCACTTGTGCTTGTGAGAGCAGCAGTATAATGTGTTGTAGTATCTGTAAGAGCACTACCTGTAAATGGTATAACAAACTCGTTTCTATTCCAATATGTTTGACCAAATAAGTGAACATCACCAGATGTATCAGTATCTAAAGAATGAACCTGTAAACCTTCTATATTATCGGCAGTAAATTCTGTAGTGGTGTGGTTTTTAATTGTACCGTTATAACCAATCTTTAATGTATCAATAGTCTTATAATCATTAGTATTGTTATCTCTAGTGTACGCAATGTTAAGATCACCAAATAAGTCAATAGTAGACTTACCTGCACATGTTACATCTCTACCAGGTGTTAGATAACGATAGTTCCAAAGTAAAGCACCTGTGCTATCAATCTTACCAACCCAAATGCTATCTCTATCTGTATCATTTGCTTTTTGTCTACATGTAGCATTAATATAGATTTCATTAAACTCATCTATAGCAATGCTAGTGTCTATCATCGAATGTAGAGAGTTTGCATAAGTATTAATCCACTCAACTTCAATAGCATTAATTCCAATCTGACACTTACCAACAGCAACATCTATATCAGCTGAATTTACTGTAGATGCAGTCTCCATACAGAAGTAAACATCTTGTGTCCCTGTTGCTGAGTTGTAATTACAAATAATATCGGTAATTCTTTCAGATTTATTTTGAGAAGCAAATTTTCTCTTAATAGCAAAATTACCTGATGTATCAATAGATGCTATAAACGCATCATCAGGGTTTATAGAGTTTGTATTTGTGTATCCACCGATTATATAACGAGTATCACTATATTTCTTAATTATTGATATATTATCAGCACGAGTACTACCAGAGATACCTGCATATGCTTTTTGGAAAGCAAGTGTTGCACTTAGACCATTTGCTGCCTGTGTGTACTTGCAAAGTATTATATCAGGATTATATGCATTGAGGATACTGCTGTTTGGTTTATTAATACCAACAACCCATATATCATTACCATCAACAAATAAAGAATTGAATTCAGCGTAGTTTAACCCACCAGAGAGTTCAAGAGTTTTTGACCATTCTTTAACACCAGTTGCTGATAATTTAGAGACGAATGCGACAACGTTTCCACTCGCATCTTTTGTTTTACCACAGATGAATACTTCCTTGTTATCGTTGACTTTGACATCGTTGACTTTGACATAATTGTTATTATTGATGAATGATAGATAATAATCTGCTTTTTTGAAGATCTGTGGATGTGAAAGTATAACTCTTGGATTAGTTGTATATCCAGAACCAGAGTTTACAATATTAACAGTATCAATAGAACCTACACTTGATACAACTGCTTCCAATTGACCATCTTGTCCAGAAGCACTATCAATAATAATAGTTGGAGGAATATCAGTATTGTATCCTGATCCAGTTTGTGTGATTTGTATCTCTTCTATACCTCTATACTGACGAACAGCAAACTGTTTGTTAGTATTATCCATCACAGGTGTATAATCAACAAATATACTATCACCTGCAACTAAGTTGTGAGGATTAGCAGTTGTTAGGACACCAAAGTTATTACCACTTATACTTTCAAAGGTATATGCAGAAATTGTTTCTCCTTTAATACGAGAGATACGTGCAGAAGCACCATCACCACCAGTTCCTGTATTATCAAAGACTAATCTATCATTTACCTGATATGATTGACCTGCGTTTTCAATAGTAAATCCAGTGACATTTGCATCTTCAAATTTATTAGTTGTTTCTACTTCAATATCAACTTTTGAGTCAAATCTAACTTTAGGGAAGTAGTCAAAGAGTTGTAAAGGTGATTCTTCAAATAATTGACCTAGATTTGATTCTAGTTGCTCTTCAGCATCTATCTGTCCATCTCTATTAGTATCCTCTGGATCAAAGAGTAGAATTTCACCCGCTTCTGTTGTTAAAGCATTTGTGGAAGCATTAGGTGCTCTTTCAACATCAATATCAACATTCTCATATGGATCACGATATCTTACAACACCCTCTGGAATATTTTGCTGTACAGCACTTGTGCTTAAGTTCCAACTATCAACAACAGAGTTAAAACTAGGACCTAAGACATAAGGAAACTCTGGATTACCTGCCTCTGTAGCATCAATAGTCACAAAGTAGCAATATCTACCTGTAGGATAATCAGGTGTCTTACAGAATCTACCATTATACTGATCTAAATCACCAAGGTTAAAGATGTACTCATAGTCTTCAACAAAATTACCTGCTGCTTCATCAGCAAGTAGAGGACCTGCAGCTCTTACAGGACTTGGATTGGTATCACTCTGTACAAGAGCAGTCTTTAGTCTATATGAGGTTCTTAGTCTAGTAATAGCAGATGCTTGATCTGTAGGATCAGTATATCCGTAAGGACCATATATTGGGTTTCCATCAAATGCCCAACCAATGATAGGAGAGTGAGCTAACTGTGTTTCCTGTTCAGTAATAGTACCTGCAGTTGCTTCTTGTAAGTTATCACCAAGAATGAAACGTAATTTTTGTGGATTTGATAGGTGAGCATATTCACCACCGTACTGATTATTGTATCCTTCAAATACTCCACCCTTAGCAGAGTCTAATATTGATGTTGCTTGTAAGTTATATGTCCATTGGAATACTGAAGGTGTAAAGATTGCACCTTGACCAACAGAGGTCATGTTAATAAGAGTAGTTCCTTGAACATATCCAATACCACGGTTGATAATAGTGATACTTGTTACTCTACCTGCGTTTTCACCATCAGTGTCTATGGTAGCACGAGCAACAGCACCAAATCCAACACCCTGAATACTAACTTCAGGTGCTGTAGTATATCCTGAACCTGCAGAAATGATAGCAATAGAAATGATTCTTCCATTCTGAACAATCGGCTGTGCCACTGCTCCTGAACCAGAAGATAGACTTACAGTAGGAGCACTGGTATAAGAACTACCACCATTGGTAATATTAACAGTATTAATAGGACCTCTAACACTTGCAGTTCCCGCAGCTCCCGTTCCGCCTCCACCAACAATAGTAATTGAAGGTTGAGAAGTATAACCTGTACCACCAGAGTTGATCAAAATACGGCTTACAGCACCCTTTGTAATAATAGCAGTCGCTGCTGCTCCTGAACCGCCACCACCAACGATTGATACTAGAGGAGATGATGTGTATCCAGAACCTCCCTCTGTGACTGTGATCTCAGAGATAGAACCATTAACTATAACACTAGCAGCAGCACCAGTTCCCCCACCACCAGAAATAGTGATAACAGGAGGAGATGCAGCATCATAACCTTGTCCCGCATTAGTAATTGCAATGCTAGTAATAGCACCAAAGGTTTTACTCTGTGTTGACTTGTATGACCATACAGAAACACCATTTACCCATGTACCAATAGGACCTGAAGAAATAGTATTCTTTGTAGATATTGTAGTAGGTATTGCAGGGAATCTATTTAATTTACGTTGGTTGCCAGGTAAAAGAGCAGAACCAGGAAAAGGACCTATAGAATAGTTTGGTATACCAGTTGATGCAACGTAAGTATAATTGTCATTGAAGAATGAGTTCTGTATATTAGTAGTGTAAGGTCCTATTGCATTTAAAATAGTGCTAGTGTCAGACTTACCTTTGTTCAAGTCAACTGATACTAGAATATTACCTTGAGGTATAATTGATGCAGGTTGTGGTAGTGCATACTGGAATACTGTCTCACTATCTCTTGATGTGACAGTAAATGTACCATTGTAGATAATTGGGTTTGCACCATATACTGTAACCTGATCACCAACTAACAAACCATGATTATTTGCACAAGTCACAGTTGCGGATTGATTATTTACACCTCCAAATGTAATACCACTAACAGTAATCAGTTTCTTAACGTTGTATAACCAAGTTGTTAGTAAAGGAGCTGTTCCAGTACCACCTAATTTAGAAACTGTTAATTTATCACCCTGTAAGTAATAAGAACCTGTATCAGTTAATGTTGTTTGTTGAGCATCAACAATACCAACAACATTCATCACAACTTCTTGTGGAGTTCCTTTATTAATGAATACTTGGAAGTTTGATGTGACTTCAGTAGCAGAATCCCAGTCCTCTACAACTCCGTTTACGGAACGAGTACACTCAATAAACTGGTTAAGTGATTTTTCCTTGTATTGTACTAATTCTGCACCAGAACCTGTGCCAATAACAAACTCACCGTTTCTTTCTGGCCAACCAATGGTAGAGTCAACTGTAATGATTGAATCAGTTTGATTGAGAGGTTCAGCAAGTTTTGTCTTGTAGGGTACGGTAAACGTGCCACTAATAGTTTCTTCAGAGAGAACAAGTTCAAATATTTCTACTGTAGATGTTTTAATAGAGATATAGTTTTCAACTAACGCAGATGCTTGTTTTACATTGGAGTCTGCAATATCCGCTTCTTGTATTAATAGACCGTCTTGAATATCTGTGGCAAGTCCAGAAACTTTAGTTGCTCTTAAAATAGTATCAATAGACCATGTTGCAGCAGATGGTTTGATAATCTGATCTTTTGGATATGATATACTTACGGTTTCACCGTATAATAACTTGAATAGATACGCAATACTGAATGATGTACCCTTTGCGGAGTAAAAATCTTTAATAGTCTTGATTGCTGTACGAACATCAATCTTTGTATAGTCTAGTTCTGGTACATCAGGTAAGAACTGTTGTGTGTACTTGTCTAATAAACGTTTTACAAATAATGCGTCAAGACATTTTACCTCTGTATCAATAGCACCTGCAGTAGCAGTAGTATTATTAGAAAATACTGCATTACCATCTTCCGTGTATTCTACGATACCAGATGCAGCACGTGCACATCCTGTAAACTGTGCTTTATTATATCCTTTACCTGATTGATTAACTTTAAATCCTGTGACCTCATTTAAACCTATTTCCGCAGATGCTTCTGCACTTGAAGGAGCCTGTATTACAACTGATGGAGGATTTGCAGCAGAATATCCAGTACCAAACGCAGTCACGTTAATATCTGTAATTGCACCATTGAATATTGCAGCAGTTGCGGTAGCACCTGTACCACCTGCGTATGCTCCTGTACCATCTACACGTTTATCTACAATATAAACAGAAGGAACCTCATCATATCCGCTTCCTCCGTCAAGTAAATCAATACGAATGACTCTTCCGTCTCCATCAACTACAGTTTCTAGAACTTGTGCACCAACAGGATCTACGATTGCTACTCTTGGAACTGATGTATAACCTTGTCCTGCGTTAATTGTAGTAATAGATGCAATAGTTCCGTCTGCAGCAAGAACTGTTTGGAAAGATGCTCTGATTGGATTATTACCAGTTGGTTCATCAACATACACTGCAGGAGGGGTTGTATATCCAAATCCTGGATTAGTAATTGTTAAACCACCACTAATAGATCCACTAGATAACGTCGGAGTGGCGACTGTAGCACCGCCAGGTTGTCGGAAAGTGATTCTAGGTGTAAATGTATATCCAGAACCTGATCCAACTAAATCTACCGCAGTGACAGCTCCATTTGTCACTGTTGCTTTCATTGTTGCTTGTGTAGAACCTGTCTTTGTCGGAGACTCTATCTGAACAACAGGAGGGTTAGTATCACTATACCCTTTACCACCATCAAGTAAGGTGACGGACTTAACACCATTTACTAATGCTTGAGCAGCACCACCTGATCCTACAGTTGTGTTAATAGAAACTTTTGGTGGATATTCAAATCTATAGTTGCTACCATTTACATTAGTTGAGATACCTGTAAGTTCACCATTATCATTTACTCTTGCAAAACCTTCCGCACCACTACCAAAAGAGGGTACAGGTGCTTCTATAGAGAATAGTGATAAGAATCTTCCGTTTGTAGGTGCGGTAGCAAATATAAAGTCTGCACCATCAACAAAATAATCTACTTTTGGTATTAATAGTCTTTGATCGTATATTGCGATTACATACTCATCTACAATTGGTTCATACTCTGCACCACCACGAGTTATTCTAAATTGTGTTTTACCTTCACCAAAAGAGTTTGATATATTATCTAATGCAACAATTTGATTCTCTACAAATCCATCTAGGTATGTGATAAAGGTGTTTATAGCATCATCAGAAGGAATCTTTGTTCTAGGAGCAGTTGCAAAGGTAATAGTGGTTCCATTAACGCTATAGTCTGTACCAGGTGTCAATACCTTACCATATACAGATACTATCAAATGCTGTGCACTTGGAGGTGCAATAGGATTGTCTTGAGATACTAGATTAAACTGAGTAGTAGTGCCATCGAAGAGATTGATAGGACTAAAAAGATTTACCCACTTTAATTTTACCTGATCGTATGAAATACCTGGTGAAAGAGCGATGTTTGGAGAACTGGTTGTACTCTCATAGTAAATAACCTCATTACCTATGAGAATAGATCCAGACTCCTCTAAAAACTGGTTAATTGACTCTACAACGATTGTATCGCTAGTTTCATCTATTGCTTCTACTAATTTTGTCTTACCATCTAATATACCTACGTCTAACCTATCAATATCAAGATATCCAAGAAAGTTGTTTAAAATATTCTGCCCAAGACCAGTCTTCTCTTGAGATTGATAGTAATACTCAAGAAATCTATTAAAGAGTGGATAGTCTGACTCTATAAATTCGGGAGTCTGGGCAACAACTGCCTGTGAGACTTTATTGATATTTGTCATTTAACCTTTTAGGCTACCGCTACTATATTTGGTGTTTGGTCGAACACTGTAGGACTCAAACTATTTAGTGGGATTGAAGGAGGTGGTGCTGTTCCAATTGGGGAAATTGTCACTTCAGGACTTACTAAGTTAATTATTGTACCTGGTGTTGAAGCAGGTATGGTAGAACTGTTAGCAGGAATGAATTGAACTGGTAATGATAATGATGTTGGAAGTCCTGCAGGATCACTTATAGAACCCGCACCAGTTGTTGAATCAGTAATTGTTATACCAGTGGTAGGAATATTTGTACCTGTTCCAATAACAGCAATAGGACCAAAGGCAATTTCTCCTGTGTCATAGTTGACAGTCCCTGCAGAAGTATTAGTAAATACTTTTCTTGTACCTGTATTATAGAACGTTCTAAGGTTTCCATATCCATCATCCTCAAATTGTTGATCAACACCTGGTCTATCTGCTGTACGGAACTGTCCAGAGAGTAGAATTGGTTCTTTCGCTCCATCTATAGACAAGGATGTCTTACTTGGTGCGGAATTATACAAAGCAGAACCAGTAGATATTGTGTATGTGTTAGTTTGGTTGACAACAGGTACAATATATCTCAATAGAGTGACCTGTAGAGATACGTCTGTAATAGCATTATTTGACAGTGTAATCGCCTTCTCGTACGCTTGTGATCTAAATGTACTATTGAAGTTGTTTATCTGAGTTTGTTGTGCCCACTGACTGATTGCAGTCTGTACATTTGTTTTAATTGTAGATGTATCAGAACTACTACCAGTATCATATAGAACAAATACCTTAGTATAGATGTAAAGGTTCTCTGGATCAATGATTACAGGATCAATAGATGCCATTGCATACTTTCTTAGGTCTGCTGCAATGTTCTTTTTAGTTTGATCATTCAATGTAGCACCTGTAGCAGTTTTTACCGCAACAAATACTTTTCCATATACAGGAGGGTTTAGAGAGTCTCCACCATATGCTACTACTGCATCTGCGTTAGGATATACCTTCTTAGTAAGAATAGCATAATCCCCTGCAGTCACAGCACGGTATTGTGAGGAATAGAATCTAGGAGCATTATATTTGATAGACTCAATAGTCTCAGCAGCACTTCCGTTTTGTGATCTTGCCACTTTTGTAAGTGTCACAGCAGCAGTGCTATAACTTTGTGCAAGAGTATCCGTCATTCTACCGACATATGAAAAACTATCTACGTCATTTGCCTCCTCACCAGAGGTGACTAGGTACTCAAACAACACAACTTCTCCGTCTTTAAGAGCTCTACCTACAGAATCATCACCAAATTTCACCTCATACCGCATATCTTCACCCTCTGATAGGAAATATACCCTAGTGGATGCGGTAAGTCCTGTAATTGTATCCACTAAATTGTACAAATCAGAGGTAGTTGATGATTCGTTTGCCTTTACTCTTACGGAAAGTGTGTTAATATCCGCGTCTTCTGATGGAACTTTGAAATTTTGTGTCGCAAACGTGTTAACAACGTACTGAAAATTGACTATTGACCCTTCTCTTAGTATAAGATTGTTGAAAGTTGCGATACCAGTTGTGGAATTTACCTCAGCAGTTGTATCAGACATCACATTCCATACATAATTACCACCAGTTGCCACTGCACCTTTCTTTAATGTGACAGTAGAAGGGTATGATCCGCTACTTTGTATGGTCTGTACTGTCAAATTTACAGTTGCTTGACTTGCCTGTACAGATCTTGGTACATAATTTAAAAGTTTTGCTATATTAACTACATTATCACGCACTGTGGAAGAGGGTAGGAATGCCTCATTCATTGCCATGTTCGCATTAAACGAACTATAGTAAGTATTGTATGATAGAATATCAATCAGATAGTTCAATGTCGCACCATCAAACTCATAATCCGTAAACTCTTTCCTAGTTCTTAGATAAGATTTGATTGACGCTTTGATGTCATTAAAGTCTAATGCTGTTAAATTATTTGGTGTTGACATTATTCGGGTCTCTTAAGTACGAATGACACAGTTTCAACTAGAGGTTGCCCTACTATTACATATTCTATAGTGACATTGAATTGATTTGCATCATACTGTTCTACTACAGCAAGGTTTTCAATTACAATTCTAGGTTCATGTTGTCCTACAGTATTTAGGATGTCATCTCTAATAGCATCTGCTGTGAAACCATCCATAGGTTCAAACAATAATTGTCTAACTCCAGAACCTATTTGGGGTTGAAATAACTTTTCACCAGGCTGAGTCATCACAAGATTCTTTAATGACTGCTTTATTGAGTTGTCATTAGAAACTGCAGATACATCTTTTGTGAAAGGGTTCTTTGCAAAGTCTACCTTTATGTCTTTAAAGGAACGACTTAGGTTTACATCCTTTCCTGATAATGATTTTAACGCCATTTGCTAAGTGGTTTCACATCCTTTTTCTTTTTTGCAGGATACTCACTTATCAGTGTTTTGCCACTTTTGACAAATTCTTCGCTTTTGTCTACTTTTACAACCATGATTTCCTTGATCCTAAAAGTATTTATGCTATTTCTTGAATATTTTTAATTGAAAGAGAATATAAGTTGTTAATATTGTCCAAAACAGGATTTCTAAGCCATAATTGTGCATACTTATTCTCCGAGTGTGTGGATAACGGGTTTTTCGTGCTTCAGAATCTCGTAAAGTCGTTTATTTTCAGCTGCTGAAACGGGAACGAACTCAGTATTATGATCAAACCCCTCTGTTCTACTAGATTGATTTATTACAACTGACCCATCATCACCAGAAATTGACCTATGATAGGTTTTTACAGGTATCATAAGGGCACCAGAGGAGCGATTTAGATGTACAATATGATATGGATACTTCCAATCGAAGTTTACCAGTTCAAATGTACGCTCCCCAGACACTACTCTATTATAATCTATCTGATGATAATGTATATAGAACTGTTTTGCACCCACCAAGTCATCAGGAGGAGAGATTGCAGCACCAGTATGCACTACTAAGTCAGAGGCATTCGACTCCTCCACAGTAATATCGTAAAAGATTACGTCTTGCGTCTCTCGGAAGACTCTATGCTTCCTAAAAGTAACGTCGCTCATTAGCGTCCTTGCCCTCGGTACGCTTTTTTCTTGTGGTTTCTCGCGGTCGCAGAGTACTTTGTGTGTGCTCCGTTTCCTTGTCTTGTCTTTTTTGGTCTGGTCTCAATTTCTTTGATACCGTTTCTGTACATTGCCATAATTGTGGTCGCTCGCGGGGTAAATTTACTATTTTCTAACGAATCTATACAAATTTTCGACTTTTTTGTCTAAAAACTCGATTTTTTCGTATAAATCGTTAATTATTTGCATAAAATTAAGGTTTTTATCACTATTTTTAGGATTATACGCTATTTTATCCAAAGTTGGGGTCTCTAGTGCCCATTTTTCTATATCTACGACTCTTTCTGCTAGTACTTGGGTCACTTCGTTCAGTCCTTCTATAGCAGCAGCATAAGGATCTTCTATATCCTCTTCTAATTGTTCTACCCAGTCTGTGTTGTTGTCTTCTGTCATCTATTTAAGAAATAATGGTTGATAACTTCTATTCTTTCATGTGCTTTACTAATCTCATCGAGTTGACTCTCTATTGCTGCCATGACATCAGGATGCTCACCAATACCGACAGGTTGGTTGAGATAGATCTCTACATTCTGCTGATGCTTACAAATTAATCCTTGGTAGTAAGATATCTGAGACTTAAGTATTTGATCTCGCAAATTAATAGGCATACGTTCTAATTGTTTGTTATTATCATACACTATCTATTCCTAGTTGTCAAGCAACCAATCACGAAAAGGTTGCTCTGGGTCATCTCTTTCTATTATATTCTCAAAAAACTCTTCTATCTGGTCTTCATGACTTGTCCAACTAACACCACTATTAGAACCTTTGCATGGATTAATGCAATTTGGGTTATTATGTCTGTCTAATACATTACAAATCAGACCTGCGAGGTCGTGCGGACACGCTTCGCGTCCTGTTGCCCAATATAATTGATCATCTAACCATCTAGCATCACATACAGGACAAACTTTAATATTCATCGTGTACCTCTAATAGGAGGAAGTACTACACGATGGAACTCTTCCCAGAGCTCTTGTGGGTTTGGGTGATATAACCTTTCTTTATCAGAAACCTTTACAAGGTTATTTAGTGTTTTCTTTTTTTCACTTTTCATTCTAGTATTTCAAAAGACCATTTTATACTCTTAATGTAATCGAATGTACATGATATATCCTTATCACAATCAAATTCATACTTACGATCACACAAATAGTTTCTTAGTTCCTGTATAGAACCAAAGGAACCTTGAGGAGTATAATTTTCATCATATAATTTATACTTCATCTTTCCAGAGGTTTGAAATGTATAGAACCATCATCATCCATTTCGTATTCAAACTCTGTAGTAGCATCCCAACCAAACTCTTCACATATATCATATGGTATCGTGAGTTGGAGGTCACCAAAGTCATCTTCAAGGAGAGTAGTGGTGAATCTTTTTGACATATTAAGTGTATCCATTATAGTCTATTATTGGGTATTCTATGATTGTAGCATTCCCATGACTTATATAGTTTTTCTACATCTTGCAAATCACCCCACGTTTCAGCATATATCTGGGCACAATCATACATCTGTGTATATAACCTTCCTTCTTTCTTTAGCAGCTCTTGGAGTGCCCATACTCTCGACTCTTGAATGCTCATAATTTTTCTGGGAATTTTTTTTATTAAGGATGAAATTGAAGTTGGAATAATATACTGCCTCTGGGGAACCTTTGTAGGTTAGGGTAGTAAAGGTTTTTATATAAGACCGCCCGCAGAACCCGCGAGAACCCTTACAGTGACTGCGATCTCGACTGTTATTCTTTATAATTAGCGTAGTACTGTGTTATAACATAAAAAAATGGGGGTGTGTGAGTACCCCCATTATAAACCCTTTTTGAAAGTTTGTCAACTAGGCAAGACTCTCAAGTCTGCTCTGTGGAACTCTCTTAATATCGTCGCTTTTGCTGTCTACTCCGATCCACTTGTTAATGTGACGAGATGTAGTGACCGAGAAAAATTCCTCTGATCTAACAAAACCTTCGCCAAAGATGTAAGCAGCAACTGGTGTAGAATAAGAAAAGAAAATGCGAGCGTCTGCTGTTTCGATTTCTGTCTGGTTTGCTGCGATTGGTGTAAGTCTCATTTTTAAATGTTCCTTTGTTTGTTATGTACTTATTATAACAACTGTTACCACCTAGTGACGAAGCCCTGTGACACTTATTTCACTGGCACATAATAACAAAATCCTTCCTCCAGGAAGTAATTACAATAACGTCCGATAAACTCATTATAATGTGTCTGCTCTGTGTCAAGTAAAAACTGACATAACTCCACTTTTAACACGTTTGGAAGTACTGGGAAATTATCCCACAACTCTCGATACTTATCAGGCAAGCAAAGCATAATTTACCTTTGAACCTCTTACAAGGTTAATTGTACAGTATTTTGGGATATATGTCAACTGTCTCAAAGAAATGTGTCGGTTTACTCAAAGTGCTTGACAGATGGGTGTTCACTCGCTAAGACTCCTTAAAGATCACATATTAATAAGGATAGTATCCTATAGTATAAAAACACTATATGATTTAATTATACATTTATTTGATTGACTAATTTCTGCGGATTATGCTATAATATAGGATTATTCCCCATTGTCCTCTTTGGGTTTCTTTATATACTTCTCTCTTATATGCTTCCCTCTCATATATTCCCATAGAATAATAATTAACTCCTTAAGTGTTATCCAAGCATACATAAATTCATCCTTAGTTGTTATGTCAGATTGCTTATTATCATTAGATTCTTTCATCTGAAAAACTCCCTATCTTTATGTTTAAATTGTACATTAAGGAACCTATTTTCTCGCCCTTCGATAACATTTAATTCATCCCAATTTGCTCTATAAATTAATATTAACACTTGACGATATGGTAGGCGGGCATGTTCCGCATATTCTTTATTATGTGGGATTTCATGTAAACATACTGTGATGTAATCTTTACTTATAAAGTTAATATAACCTTCCCCTTCTTTGGGAACATTTATATAACTTCCTAAGATAAATTCACTTAATTTCATTTACATTATATCCCGATAAATATCTTGCCTTTATTGTTAATTAGTTCATTATCTGCTAGTGAATAATCATCAACATGTTTATCATATATGCTAACAGTTTGTGTTAGTTCATCTGAGTTAAGTTCAGATAATTGTTGATACAAATCAAGATAAGTCATTGTTTCTTTATTGTTATCTATTGCCTGTAATGTGTCAATAGAAGTTGTTAGTTCATTCCAAGGAATTAACGTCCATGTTGTTGACATAAACCCATAATTTCATTGTTATGTTATTACTTATATAAGTAAAAAAATCGGGCGAGCAACCACAACGGAGCGAATTTACTCGGATAAGTGTTATCTACGAGAATTAAATATGTCCTCTGAATAATAATCTTTTGGACGTAATTGCTTCCGATCTAGTTCATCTTGCTTGAGTAATGCTTCATAAATTTCTGGTTTTAATGGAAGCATCTTAGTAAATTGACGATTGCACATAATAAAAGTTCCTGGTAAATTAAAAAATAGCGTAAACAGTATTAAGGTTTTTGTCCTCGACTTGAACTCGACCATATTCTTTAGACCACTCTCTTGCCGATTGCTTTGCAACTTCTAAGTCCATTGCGTAGTGTTCATGATACCCTAAGGGATGATTTGGAACTACAATAGCATAGTCAAATTTGTTTCTAGGATGATTTGGTTCTCTTTTGAAATTCTCACGTTGACATGCTTTGAGATACTCTAATTTTGCTTCTAAGTCAGATTTAAAATTCATGATTATGCAACCTCCCTTACATAACCATTTTCTGCTTTGATAAATGCGTCTAGCATAGGGACGTTTAACTCTGGGTCATCAAAGTCAATTTTAGCACATCCGTCAACACCCCACTCTGCTAACTCTTGTACAAATTCATCCCAGTTAGCACAACAACATGCCATATTCTGAAAATTGTCAACTTGTACGATTCTGTTCATGATTGTTTGAGTTTTTGTCATGTGGTTTAATCCTCGTTTGTTATACTAATATTATACCATTGGAAAATACCGAAATGGTAGTAAAAGTGGACAGTAATAAAAGTGTCATAGCTCTAGTTGACATTTTCAAAACCCTCCTTTAATTTTGCTATACGTTTATGGATTGCTTCCCTATGAAATTCTGGGAAAAATAAATCTATCATTAAATTGTATGTTCCATAATCAAAAACATGACCATCAACTTCTACATCACTAGGTAAGAATCCATAATGTACATAATGGTCAAGTGCATACTCTCTTACGAGATCAGCACTTGTTTTACTTGCGTCTAGCATTTAATCATCCTCCACTATGATGTTAGTTTGAATTTCAAATAGAAATGGGGTTTCGTTAGTCTCTCTAACGTATGCTTCCATTAAGAGATCGGTAATTGTTTCTCTCTCACGATCGGTTAAAAAATCGTAAACATCAACTGTTTTCATTATGCGACCTCCTTCACAAGTTGGTCGAAATCCTGATTGATTGCTCTAGTCTCGATAAGAATGTCTCTGACTCTCTCACGATCTAAAGAATCACCTTCCCCCCAAGTCATATCACCATCACATGATGCGATTAGGTCAAGATAGTTGAGAGTAGCAAGTGCTAACTCTTCTCTAGTTAATCCATCAATAGGATATAATCCATTATAAGGATTGTAGAATGACATGCAGTAGTCTAGAAATTCTCTGAAGTTGGTCATAGTTGTTTGTTGCTTATAGTAATATTATACCATCCACTATTATCAAAATGGTTGCAATAGTGGACGGTAATAATAGTGGCACAATGCTAGTTGACAAGATTCTCGTCATGTATGTTAAACTCGAACATATAATAATTAAACTCAATTCCAATATTATTGCAATGCTTTAGGCATTGTTGATAAACCTTTTTTGAAATAAAGTCAACTTCAAAATACTCTGTTTCTACCTTATAGAATTTTGGTTTTTTATTCTTCTTTGGTAGGTTTGGAAGTTTTGGTTCTCTTTTGTTTTTTGCCATGATGATAGTAAGTAAAAGTTTTCAATTAGTGGGGATTATCTCAAATAGAGATAACCACCCGCCCATCCTGTATTATTAGGATTGTGTACAAAATTTCTCTCGGATATAATCCTCATGTCAAATCTGACATGCTTTGCAGGTTTTGCCCAACCAGCAGGTTTGTAAATTTGACCAGTTTTCTTATCTACAAATGCGTGAACACTTGCATCACGATATTGTCCATAATACTTTGAACCTTCCCAAGTTTCAAATTGCTGTTGGACTATCTTGTAATACTTCTTACCTGAGTAAACTTTGAACCACATTAAGTTCGCTGTTCCGTTTTTGATCTCTTCTAGTTGCTGTTTAGCATACTCTGGATACTTACCAGATAAATTGCCTTCTAATGTTTGTAAATGATACTGACGATAGTTTTCTGTAATAGTGTCAGCATAGGTTTGAGTCCATTCTGCGACTCTTTGCTCTAGTGATTGTTCGATAGTAATAGTTTGCATAAGTGATTTGTTTCTATACTATTATAATAGTATAATATTATTTGAAATGGTAGTAAAAGTGGACGGAAATAATAGTGGCACAAGACTACTTGAAAGCGGTCAATTTGTGTGGTCTATTATCTCCATATTCAATATCAGTAATACACCATCCCATAGTATCACTAATTTTGTCTAGCAAGTGATCTTCATCATAAGCGAACCATACACCCAAAGTATTGAGTATAATGTCTCTCTGATCTTCTTCTGGAATAGTTCCCTGACTATCCTCGAAATCAAAATTAATTGATTCAACTAAGTAAGATTTTAATTTCATAGGTATTGAATCTCCCCACATTCTACTGCTTCCATGTACTCACAAAATTCATTATGTGCTTTTTCTCTATCTTCTTGCCATTGATCCCAACATAGTCTCCTATTAATGTCTAGCAACTTGCCAAGGTCAACTCCTTCCATATCTGTCCAGTTGCTGACGTAATCAAGTTGCGACTCATCATATCCACCTGACTCAAGACTAGGTGCTGATAAAAATTCAAAGGCAATATCAATAAAGAAATGCCTACCAAAATGTTCTGACTCAATAGTCTGCATAGGTTTAAACTCTAGTGAGTCATCTTCACATTTTGATTTAAAAATGTATGTACTTGTCATTGTAGTAAATCCTCAAATAGTTGTTTGGTTAGTTCGATTTGCTCATCTTCTGTTAGATTTGGATGATCTACTTGAACCTCCTCGAATAGTGATTCAAGTAATGCTTCGTGATGTAATGTACTCATTGGAATTTTGGGTCTGGTTTTACAACATTTGAACCTGAGTTGCATACAAGATCAAGTAATGAATCGAAATCATCCTGATCTATATTACCACCAACTCCCAACTCATTGAAGTATGATAGCATTTGAACTAGAACTGCGTCCTGTTTGTCGTTTAGTTTATAAGTGTGCATAGTGGTTAATTTGTTTCTATACCATTATAATAGTATAATATTATTTGAAATGGTAGTAAAAGTAGACACTAATACAACTGGCACACTAGCTATTTCGCATAATCGTCTAGTGTGATACCTTTTTCATAACAATACTGTATTAATACGCTATGAATCTCATCAGGGAAAAAATCCCAATCTCCCTTATTTTTGAGATCATCAGCAAGTATATCAACTTGAACATCATCTAATAATGGATAGAATGATTTGATAATCTGAGTCAGGTTAAACTCTATAAAAGTATCCTGATTTGTAATTACTACTTTTCTTTTCATAAGATTTCAAGTTCAGTATAATCATGACAAGTAATTCTCTTGCCATTGTTGTTAATTAGGATAGTAAAGTTTTCTGTTGGAATAAATCCCTTACGATCTTTATCTCCCTTGATATAGTTGATAAGTACCTGATAATCCTTACCTCTATATCTGACATTATCAGATACACCGATATATTCTGGTTTCTTGTATCTCTGGATAAATTTCATTAGTATTTTCCTCCTGTATTATTGATGTCAATAAAGAGATCATCTTTATCTGGGTATGGATACTGATTAGCAATTACATCCTGTAATTGTGTGAGTTGATTCTCATCTAATAAGTTAAACATCACATCAACAATATCATGTGCTGTTCCATTGTCTCCTTCTTCAATAATGTCATGAATGTCGTTTAAAAAAGTCATTAGTTAGTCTCCTCGAATGGTTCTCTTAGTGGTTTTTTGAAAGGTGTTTTCATGTAATCTTGAATCTCATCAACTACTTCGCCAAAACTATCTTCCCAGTAGTTTTGTGCTTCATCAAGAAATTCTGCATCAGGCATATTCTTGTATAGGTCATCAAGATCATCCATGACATATTGAACTAAATCTTTTGTTGACATATTATCAACATATCTCTCAACTAAAAATGATTTTAGTTCATTAATGATTGCTTTGTCCATTAGAAAAATCCTCCGTTTACTTCTGCATCTTGAATGTTCTCAAAGACTTGTATCTGCTCATCAGATAACTCAAAATCCATATCTCTGAGTAGGTCATATAGTTTTACCATGTGGTATAACTGATCTCCAGTAAGGTTTACTGGTAATGTTTCGGGAATTAAGTTCATGATTAGTTCTCGTAAAAGAAATCGTCCTCACCACCAAAAGGTGATGCTTCATACTCTGTATCTGCATCTATGTTCTGTTTTAGATTGTCATCATAGATGCGAATAGATAACTCTCCGTTATCTGCCATGCCTACCCATCCCTTACGATCGAGTGCATTGTCAATAATGTCATATATTTTTAGGACTTCTTCATCATTGAGAAATCCACATATATTCCAGTATTTTTGAGTTGTTAAATGGTTTGGCATAATGGTTGTTTGTCTATAGTATCATTATAATGGTACATGATACCAAATAGTAGTATCATTGTGCCACTAATAAAATTGTCATGCGGTGTTCTCATTCCATACAAAATTTGTTATATCCTGTTGTCTAGCATCCGCTTGACCTGTATTCTCTTCTAAGAAAAATGTCCTATGGAATACTTCATAGTCAGCATAATCCCACTCGACTCCTTCAAAGTATGGTTCTTTAATCCATGCTTCAACTTCTTCTTTAGTTTTGAAGTCAATAGTGCCTGTGTTGTTTTCGTGAATTGTTAGTCTGTACATTTACCACTCCATAGTAGGTTGTTTGCTTTGTGCTTTTTCTATCTTATCATAATGTCTGTCAATAACACCTTCCAAGACTTCAAAGATTTCATCAACTTCATTACAAAGTTCTTCATCATCATTACCTTGAACATATCCTTCAAGTACATAGAGAATAGTACTGATCTGACCTTCTCTAAGATTAACATTGTGTAGTGTATTTAATGACATGACTACCAATCTCCGTTAGAGTCAGCAAAAACATCTTCATTCCAATGTTCTGTCTTGTCTAGGATACCGCAATGTCTCATAATGCCATCATAGATTTCCATCCCTGATCTTGACATTCTACCTGCTGTGTAATCCCAACCTAATTCTGTTAGGTTGTCGATAATAAAATTGAGTGATACTTTTTTCATGATTATTTGAAGTTGAGTGATTTAACTGGATTGTTTGTGCCTGTAAATGCTATTTCAAGAATAGTCTCTGCTAAGTCTCTCTGGTCAGTAGTCATCTTGAACTCATAATACTGAAAAGCATCTTTGATAAGATCATAAGATTGTCTGTCAAGTTTGGTCATAGTTGGTTTTAATTCTATAGTACTATTATAACCATAAGGTTATATGAAATGGAAGCGAGAGTGTACCACTAAAGCTACTGGCACACTAGACGTATGATAGAGGTGGAATCCCCTCTATAAAGATATAGTCAACTACATCCTGTATTTTCTTAGCAATTCTCTCGGAATACTTACCAGATAGAGGAACACACACCTTACCATAAGGTTTATGGTATAACTCAATAGCACCTACTGGAACTCTCCCCTCTGACATTGCTAGTCTGTCCTTAGGGTGTATCCTGATAACTCTACCAATAGTTTGTGCCATTTCGATTGTAGGTAGATTTCTCAACATGATTGTATGAGTAAGACCTGCTACGTTGATACCTTCAGATAATATAGAGTAATGGAATATGATAAACTTCTTATTCTCATCCTTACCATATTCTGTAAGAGTATTGAAAAACTCTTCTCTACCAACTTTCTGTCCATTGATGTTAGCACCATACTTAGAGGTAATATGTAATACCTCGAATCCCTGCATGTATAACCAAGCAAGTGTATCAGTTCTTGATAAGATACCATAGATGTTAGCAGTTGATTGTCCTGCTACTAGAATCTTAGGATTAACAACTGTCATGTCATTAATCATATCTTTTAGATTGTCAGCATCAACTTCAACAGCATTGTATCTGTCTCTTACTCTGTCTGTTTTAAATGGTATTACTTGAGGTGGTAATATTGAACCACCATCAATAAGTTCCTGTGCAGTTGTTTGCTCTAATACTGAACCATATACCTTACGATTGCACATCCCTCTGACTCCGTTTGCACTTCTCTTACCTCTGGATACTTTAGGTGTAGCAGTAAAGAAAAACTTACGAGTTCTGGGTCTGTGTGATAATTGCTCAATAGGAATAAAGAAGTTCTTAGCAGTTCCATTGTGTGCTTCATCAAAGTAGATTGTATCAATTAGAATACCACTCTCTACCACTCTGTGTAATGAATGATATGTAGTAAAGATGATACGATTCTCTCCTGTCTGCATCACATTGTTCTGCCATCTTACAATATGATCTGTCTTAAGTGTACTATCGTAGATTGTCTCTCCACTATGTACATGTAAACACTCTATTGAAAGATTATGCTTACCATCTAAGTTCTGCTCAAAAAATTCTGAACATAATTGATTTGCCAATAATATGCGAGGAGCAACAACAACAATAGTCTGGTCTGACTTGTTTGATAGTTCTCTGATTATATCAGCGATCATGACGAATGTTTTACCACCGCCAGTAGGAATAATAATTTGACCATGACCAGTTGTCATTGAGTTGTATGCTCTGGTCTGATGTGGTCTTAATAAATCTGAGAACATAATAAAATTAACTTGATTTAATTATAGCATAAAAAAATCCCCCTGTGTAGGGGGATGTAAACCACTTAACCAACTGTCCACACCACTGGACTCATCTATAAGGAACAAACTTAAAAAACTTATAGACGAGAGGAAACAAAACTAGATCAAATACTTAAGTTCTACTTAAATGCGTATGCGAGTGGTTCCAACTGCTAGTTGAATCTGCTTAGTCATCCTAATGACTTCACTTTCGGTATCCGCAACCTTGAAAGTTTTACATTGATCGGGTTTGTTTCCCCACTATTAATATAACAGGTCTGCGAGAGGATTAGTGGGGCTATGTGCAACCTTTTCAACTGGCACACGTTGGTCTATCAAATTACCATATTCTTCATGCAACTCACATCCGATATAATCTCTACCTAATTGCTTGGCAACCATAGCAGTTGTACCACTACCCATAAATGGGTCTAATACTATATCTCCCTTCTTACTCCCTGCCAGTACACAAGGTGTAATTAAGTCAGGTGGGAATACAGCAAAATGACTTCCTTTATATGGTTTATTTGTTATTGACCAAACATCACGTTTATTTTTCCTGTCATAAGACTTGGTAAGACCACTATGAGGAGATAACCCACTCCCACTATTATGGTACTTACCATTTGTGCGGTTCCTTGTCCCCCAATCTTGCTTAACTGGTTCTTTGATTGCTTCATTGTCATAATAATACTTTTTGTTTTTGGATAATAAAAATATGTACTCATGTGATTTAGTACATCTATCTTTTACGGACTCTGGCATTGGATTAGGTTTATGCCAGATAATATCCTGACGTAGATACCATCCGTCCGATCTCATTGCAAATGCAAACATCCAAGGGATGCCAATTAAATCTTTTTCTTTTAATCCATCTAATTTATTACCACGTTTATTACATTGTGTTGGTAGGTCTTGATTAGTTTTAGATACTGATTGTTTAGGATATGATTGACCTTTTCCTGGTCTATAATTATAATAACTATCCCCTAAGTTAACCCATAGAGTACCATCATCAGTTAATACATTTCTAACTTCTTTGAATACATTTACCAGTTGATCTATAAACTCCTCTGGTGTATTCTCTTGTCCTATTTGATTCTCTTCATTACCATAGTTCCTTAATCCATAGTAAGGTGGAGAAGTTATACAAGTTCTTGCCTGTTCATCAAATTGTTTGAGAGTGTCTCTGCAATCTCCATATAATATTGTATTTCTCATAGTATTACTTTCTCCAATAACCATCTTACTTCCTTGAATGATATTCTCTTACGATACTTACCACTATTTTGTAGTGATTTAAAACTTGTTAGATAGAAATCATTTGTTTTCTCTCTGTATTCTCTTAATGCTTGATTGAACAATGGAATATGTTTATCTCTAAGATAAGAACATTCAATAGGAAATATATTTCTATTAGTTGTTTTACACTTGCCAAATGGGTCTGAAAGATTCTTACGATCTTTTTCACTCCATTTCCTTAGATGTATATTATCTCCATCTATTCTATCAATACCATTAATAATATACTCACTAAAATTAGGTGGATTGAATACTACAGGAAAATTAGTTGGTGTTGGTATATCATTTTTATTAGTTGATATGCTTTTACCATTGATGTATAGTTTAGTTTTTAGACATGACTCTGGTATAAAATATCCAACTCCTGCGGGATTATCTGTGTCTGAAAATAGTTTCATATCAAATTTATCCCATGCAAATAATCTATCCTTAAATAGATTCTGATTCCAAAATGTTGAGGGTATAATTGCTGCAACATAATCACAATTATCTAACATTAATTGTAAACAATCGAGGTATAAATCTTCATGCTTTGCAATTACTGATAACCTTTTTCTTCTTATTACTGTCTTTGCTAAGTATGGTGGATTAGTAATACATACTTGATAATCTTTAGGAAAATCTTTTATAGTATCTCTTAACTCTACATTAAAATGTTGAGGGTCAATATCATATCCTACCCATGCTGCATCTATAAAATTAAATAGATTCCCTGCACCTGCAAATGGTTCTAATATTGGTTCATCTTTAGGTACTAAATCATACCATGATTTAAAAGCATCTGAATTATTAAAAGGGTCAACAGTTGTATAATATTGACCTAATAATTGTTTAGTTTGCATCTAATAGATTAATCTCTTTTGTAATTCTACATGATTAACAACCCAAAGATTTCCCTGTGGATTGTCAAACTCTTCCTTCAGTGCATTATACTCCTTTTCTATGTCTGTGTCAACTAAAGCAATGTAAATTAAATCTTTTCTTTCTGATATATCTCTTCCCCACTCTAACCATCTTTTTTCTTCTTGAAATACATTTCCTTGATGTCCACCTGCTGTACCTCCATGTCCTAAACAATACTTATGACTTCCCCATGCAATTAATTTACCATCTTTCTTAACTTCAAAATCAATAGTTTTAACATCATTAACTGTATTACCAAATTTCTTTTTATATAATGTTTTAGGATATGTCTTACCATCCTTTGCAGGTCTTAAAAAATTATTGGGTAATCCTTCTACTCTGTATCCATAGTTTTTTACAACTTGATCTATTCCATTGAGTGTAAATACTTCATCCATACCACTCTGTTTTGATGACATCTTAGCAAGTACTGATGCCATTTCCATTGCAATAAAACTATTACCTTGACTATTCATAAAGTAATCTCTCTCAAGACAATTATGATATTCTAATTGTCTAGCTAGTTGAGTTTCATTGATATACTCTTTGATGGGTTCTCTATCTAATATTCCTTCTCTTAAAATCTTTGCAATAGTTTTTATTGTGTTTGTTTGTCTTTGTGATCTTAAATTTGGTGTGTCAAATTCAAATAATGGTGGTCTAATTTTCATGATGTAAATGTATTACTTATATTATACCATAAAAAAGACCCCTGTAAAGGGGTCAATTATTTTACTGGAACATATCTCGACATATCCTCCGACATTCGGTAGTGTGTACATCCATTGAACATTCAATTAAACAATCAAAGTAATCATTTTGGAGATCGTTTGTATCGGCACTCGATACTGTGTTAGTATCAAAATGGTTGAATTGAACCATTTGATTACTTGAAACTAAATTGTGCATTTGAAATCTCCAAAATGTATCTGACTATTTCATCATAAGTAGATTAGGGTACATTGCTCTGCCTCCACACTCTACATTACTATTTAATAGTAGGATGTGTTTTGAAATGCTAATTGTTGCAAGAATTAATGCCTATTGTAGTTAGTAATACTATTCAATTTCCAAATCTATATTAAATGCTACACTTATCCTATCCTCTTCAGTTAGATTAGGGCAAGTATTGTGCATTAACCATGACGGAAATAATATAATCTCTCCATCACAAGGAATAAACTCCATACTTTGAGGGCAAGTCTTAGTATTCTCTGGAAAATTACATGATTGCATTATATTATTGGGATTCATGAATTGAATACCTCCTTGATCTGGACTAACTCTCATATAATATACACCTGATATTTGATATCCAGGATGACAATGCCACTCATGTTTAGTATCTTTACCTTGAATATTCATCCATGAGTTTTTTATATTGATTCTCCATTTACGTCCATGTAATCTACTCCACATTGTAGATGTGACGTAATTAGTTGCTGTGTCAATAATTCTTTGTTTTAAATGATGTAATCTATATTTACCAATTAAATCATCTTTGATAAGATACATTGAATCGGTTTCTTTTTTAGACTTTTGTGCTTTCGCTATGGGATGTATATAAGATACTTGCCCATAGTCCATTGTCTCTTCTATCCTTAAGAGTGCTGCTTTAACTTCCTTTTGTATTGGATGATAATTGTCAGGTCTAGGTAGGTCTTTGTATATTAAAGTCGGGAATATTGGCATTGTACCCGAATATGCCTGTACATTTACTTCATTCATCTTTTAACTATCCAATCAGGGTCATTAGTTGGGTGTACCCAAAATCCTATACCTGTAGTAGGATTTCTTACTGACCATTTATCTAGTCGCTCTGTGATCCACATGTTAGGATCTTTCCTCATGTGATACTTGAACAGGTCTTTTGCTTTTCTTGATGCAGTTTCTCTAGGATATACCCTAATTCTGTGAGTGTCCATAAATTAACTCAGAAATTGTAGTGTCTTGACTACCAAGTACAGTAGAAACCCAATCATGTTCCCTTTCTTGTGCTTCTTCAAAGTTTTCATCATAGTCCACCTCAAGGTAGTTTCTTTTCTTCATAACCAAATCCTCCATTTTGGAATTGACGTTCTTCCTCTACTTTCACTCTAAGTTCCCTTAAAGCAAGTTTGAGTTTATGCAGTTCCTCGCTATCATATAGCGTAGGGTCTTGCTCACTCTTTTTGAGTGCGTGTTTTAAGAGTCTGATTTGACCCTTTGAACTAAAGAACTTTCTCATTATAGTAAATCCATGTCTTTACCTGGTCGATTAGTAGACACCTCTTCTACTGGCACAGGAGCTATTGTGAAGTTTGCACTAAATGTAATGCGTGTATTAGTTCCCTTATATGGTGTAACTAAGTGTAGGTAATGTGATGGGAACATTAAAATATCACCAGTTTTCACCTTTGGTATTGTTAGTTGTTCATCAGGTGTATTTAATACTTCATCAATACCTAATAATTTAATTGTTGAGTGTTCTTGATTATAAAATCGAAAACCTACGTCATCATCATCTATATCATAGAAATAAACCATGCTGATATTGGTTCTCATGCTATCACTATGGTCATGTACTTCTTGATAGTCTCCTATATCATACTTATTTGCCCAACTATTGTCCATGATGATGTCAACATCACATTTTGTACCAACAACTTCAACAAATCTATCCATAGTCGGTTTAAGATGCTTTAACCATGAGTGCCAAAGTTCCTTTGTATTATTCTCATGATGCCATGAGGATTTGACATTGCAATTCCAACCTTTTGGTTGTTGAAAGTTGTCATCATTATTTACGAAGTCACTAAACAATTCTCTGGTCTTTTGTTGATCTTCTGTTGAAAGTTGATCGTGAAAGAACCATTTAGGACTAAACACTTGTATTGTCATGTATGTTTATAGAGGTCTTTTAAGTTTAAATTTTCTGCTATCTCTTCAATTTGTTTCATCTTAGTCTCATATTCCTTAAAAGTTATTCCACCATCACGAAAGTATTGCTTTTGTAATTGGCAAACATACATTATAAGTGAGTCTTTGACTATCAATTTCTGTTCATGATCTAATATAGCACTATGTAAAATACTCATCTGCGTAAGGTCTTACTGTACTCTACTATCTTATCACGAATTTCCATTAACTCAAGATAACAACCCTGATTATGTGCACATCCACGCAATTTAGGGTCTGGTTTGTATAAGGACTCAATAAACAAATCGAGTCCTCTATTAAATTTGATCTCAGGAGATTCCTCTACGTCAATAGAATTTTGATCCATCAGTATTGAGTTGTGTAATCTATGTCTATGTCAGTAAATGAAGCATCATCATAGTCTAGTTCTTCATCATCAAAAGTCTCTTTCTTCGTTGAGTCTTTTAATTCTTTTGTCTGT